ACATGGGCGAAATATTGCGTTTTTTTTGTCGCGATTTGACAAGTAGCTTTGACACATGAACGATTTGACACCGAAACAGCAAGTGGCATACGCACGCATCAAGGAGGCGCTGCGCAGTGCTCGACACATCGGCGCATTGGACGAGGACCTGCTGAAGATGGCGGCATGCTTAACCGTAGAGGTTGGCGAACTGCAGGCCATCATTGATGAAAAAGGGTATACGTACGAAACGGTGAACCGTGCAGGCGACACGATGACCAAGCACAGGCCCGAACATCAGATGTTGGTTGAGTCCCGATCCAAGTACCTCGTGGTGCTGAAGGAACTCGGCATGACACCTGCAGCCCGTAAGCGCATCGAGGTAGACGTGGAGATTGACGACGAACTGGAGCAGCTGCTGACGTTCAAAGATGCTTGAAGGTGAAGGCCACCAGTATGCGCTCGACGTGGTGCATGGCAAGCTGGTCGCCAGCAAGTACACGCGCAAAGCGTGCGAGCGGTACCTCACCGACCTTGACACTGCCGAGGAGCGCGGCCTTGAGTTTAGGCCAAAGACGGCGCAGGCGTACATCACCTTTTTCCAGCGAGCCATCAGGCACACGGTAGGCGAATGGGACGGCAAACCGTTTGACCCACTCCCGTGGCAAAAGTTTATCTTGTGGAATCTTTACGGCTGGTTCCGAGAGGACGGCACAAGACGATTTAACTATGCTTATATCACGGTTGCTCGCAAGAATGGTAAGACGACTCTCATGGCGGGTGCTGCGCTCGCAGCTCTATTCTTTGATCAAGAGAAAGCTGCTGAAGTATATTTTGCAGCAACTAAGAAAGACCAAGCCAAGATTGGATTTGACGAAGCGCAACGGATGGTTACGATTTCGCCGCCGCTCCGAAAGCACCTCAAAGCAGGCAAGCACGACATCAAAGCGCCGACGCTCTCGGCGCGGTGCACGTACCTCAGCTCGGAACGCGACACGCTCGACGGACTGAACGTCCACTTTGCAGGCATTGACGAGTACCACGCACACACCACCGACGGCGTGGCCAACGTCCTGCGGTCGGGTATGCAGGCGCGTCGCAATCCTTTGCACCTTACGATCACAACGGCTGGCTTCAATCGCGAGTCGCCTTGCTTTGAACTGCAGAAGACGTGCAAAGAAATACTGGACGGCATCAAGCACGATGACGCGCAGTTTGCTATCATCTACGAACTTGACGACGATGACGACTGGACCGACAGCAGCACGTGGATCAAGGCCAACCCGTCGCTGGGTACGGCGCTGCGTGGCCAGCTGCTCGACAGCCAGCTGCAGCAAGCCATCAACTTGGGCGGTTCTCGCGAAGTAGAATTCAAGACCAAGCACCTGAACAAATGGGTGACGGCTTCAAAGACGTGGATACAGGATGAGGTTTGGATGCGCAACAAGCGCGAGGCCAACCTCGACGGTCTCAAATGCTGGGGCGGCCTTGACCTTGCAAGCGTCAGCGATATGACGGCGCTGGTTATGTGCTATCCTGAAGACGGCGGCTATCACGTGCGCGGCCATTACTTCCTACCAAGCGACACGGTGCAACAAGTGCTGGACCGCGACCCGTCGCACATCTACCGCACGTTTCTTGAACTGCCGAACGTACACCTGACCGACGGCAACGTGACCGACTACGCCAGCATCCGCCGAAAGGTCAGCGGCGTGATGAACAAACCCGAGGGCCAAGTGGTAGAGGAGTCCAGCCTGATGCACACGTACAACGTGCAAAAGATTGCCTTCGACAGATACAACAGCACGCAAATCGCCATCGACCTCGTTGACGACGGCGTGCCGCTGGTCCCGTTTGGTCAAGGCTTTGTTTCTATGAGTTCACCCACCAAGCAGCTGGAGGTACTTGTCAGGACGGGCAAGCTGTGGCACGACGGCGACCCCGTACTGCGTTGGGCGCTCGGCAACGTCGAGCTGAAGATGGACCCAGCGGGCAACATCAAAGCGGACAAACAAAAGAGCGGCGGAAAGATTGACCCGATCGTTGCAATGATTATGGGCATCGGCGAACACATGAAAAGCCCAGCAGAAGACGAGGGCTATTTTGAGATTATCAACCTTTCGTAACTTGCGCGCAATGGCTAACTGGTTCCAAAGAATTTTTCGGCGTGACGGCTACCAAGTAGCGTACACAGGTCACCACAGTTTTGCATCGCATTTGCGAGGTATCAGCACGCGAGCAGGCGCTTACGTGGACACCGAGTCAGCCATGGGGTTGTCCACAGTTTACGCTTGCGTCCAGCGCATCAGCAGCACGATCGCGCAGCTGCACCTCGACGTCATGCGCCGCACTGAAAACGGAGTGCAGGTAAGTGTCGGTCACACCATCCAAGACCTCATCAGCGTAGAGGCAGAAGAAGGTTATACAGCCTACGACTTTTGGCAGACCTACGTGGCTAATATCTTGATTTACGGCAAGGCGTATGCCATTATCAAGCGCCTGCCCAATGGCGACCCTTACGAGCTGTGCATTGTCAACCCTAAGTCGGTCAAGGAAAAGATGGTTGACGGTGAGGTGATGTACGAGGTCAAGGACCGTGGCGTGTACATGCACGCCGATATGTTGCGCGTTTGCAACCTGTACGGACAAAGCCCAATCGAATTGCACCGCGAGATGCTCGGACTCGCCAAGGCAGCGCAGGACTTTGCTGCTGAGTTCTTTGGTAGCTCAGGCAACATGACGGGCATACTGTCAAGCAACGAGCCGCTGAAGAAGGAGCAGATAGATATTATCAAAGACAGCTGGAACAACAGCGGTGACCAGCTCGGCACTAAGCTGCTGCCATTCGGATTCCGATACGACCGCATCGCAGTTGATCCTGAGAACGCGAGCCTGACGGAACAGCGCGACTTTTTGAATCAGGAGATTTGCCGAATCTTTGGCGTACCGCCGAGCCTTGTGGGTGTGCAGTCGAACGTGACGTACAGCAACACGGAGCAGCAGGCTATCCAGTTTGCCAAGTATACCATCGTTCCATGGACTCGGCAGATAGAGCAGGAGATGAACTGCAAGTTGATTGCACCTGACGAGCGCCTCACACACTTTACACGCTTTGACCTTGCCGACCTTTTGCGAGGCGACAGCGTGAGCCGCGCCCAGTATTACGATACGCTGGTCAAGGCAGGCATCATGAGCATAAACGAAGCACGACGCACGGAGGACATGAACGGCGTAGCAGGTGGCGACGCTCACATGGTCCAAGTCAATCAGATCGCGCTCGACAAGCTCGACGAGTACAGCACTAAACTCAGCAGCGGTGTCTAAGGATTATCCTGATAGCGCAGTCAATAACGCCAAGCGTGCGCTGAAGTATGCTGAGGAAAACGGCTGGGGCAGTTGTGGCACGCCAGTCGGTAGGCGCAGGGCATCGCAAATCGCGAGCCGCTCAGAGCTATCCGACGATGTCATCAAGCGTGTCTATAGTTTCCTGAGCCGCCACGCACAGAACGCTGACGTACCATATGACGAAGGCTGTGGCGGTTTGATGTATGACGCTTGGGGCGGCAAGTCGATGCTGCCGTGGGCCAAGAAGAAAGTCAAGGAGATGAGCGAACGCCAGCAGCGCAACCGTGCTGAGGCGCTTAAGAATAAAGTCGAGGAGCACAACAAAGAGGTGGACGCTGCACACAAGAAAGCGACCGTGTCCATGCTAGAGAAGGTGTACGATCGTGGCGTGGGTGCATACAAGACGAACCCATCAAGCGTGCGGCCATCGGTCAAGACGCCTGAGCAATGGGCCATGGCTCGCGTGAACTCATTTTTGTATGCCTTGAAAAACGAACGGTTCCGAGGCGGCAAACACGATACTGACCTATTCCCGAAAGGTCACCCGCTACGATCAAAAGAAAAAGAAGAAAAGATGGAAGAAAAAAACAGCAAGCAGCTGGCAGAGCTGCGCAACAAATACGGCGACGACGTCGAGCTGAGAACAGCCGAGGTCCGTGCCGCTGGTGACGACTCGCTGGTCATCGAGGGATACGCTGCCAACTTTGAGCAACGCACAGACCTTGGATATTTCAAGGAGGAGATTGCACGCGGTGCCTTTGACGACGTGATGGAGGACGACGTACGGCTGCTGCTCAACCACGACGGCGCACCGATGGCACGCACCACGAACGGCACGCTGGAACTCAGCGTGGACGAGAACGGACTGAAGTACCGCGCAGCATTGGCCGACACGCAAGACGGTCGAGACATGTACAAGCTGATCAAGCGTGGCGACATCACGCAGTCCAGCTTTGCTTTTACGATTGGCGAGCAGGAGTTCAGCGAAGACCGCAGCGTGCGGCGCGTGCTGAAGGTGGCACGCCTGTTGGACGTCAGCCCAGTCACGTACCCAGCCTACCCAACCACTACGGTGGCGGCGCGACAAATGGCCATGCAGGAGCCTGAGCCAGTAGAAGAAACTCAAACGATTTCGGAGGCGCAACCTGAAAAGCAGGAAGTGCGTACCTTTGAACAAACAGCGGAGAAAGCCGCAAAACAATTTAAGATTATGAACTTTCGCAACTCAAATGATGCGGCCCGCTACATTTCCCAGCTGGAAGACAAGTTGGCCAACATCAACGCCCTCGCAGAAACCGAGGAGCGAGCGTTGACTTCTGAGGAATTGGAAGAGACGCAAGAAATCCACAACAAGCTCGAAGCAGCAGAACAGCAGCGCGACGGCTTGGCAAAAAACGAACAGCGCCTCAAGGCTCGTGCCGTTGCACAAGATGCAGTTGTACGAAGCGACAAAGAAGCGATCAAGGCAAACGCCAAGTTTGACTTTGGCAAGGCTTTGCGCGAAGCTGCACAAGGCGGTGTTACTGGTCTCGAGAAGGAGGTGATGCAGGAAGCACGCAAGGAAGCCAGCGCTTTGGGCCTCGGCTTGCGCGGCGACTTCAGCATCCCACAGTCAATGTTGGTTGAGGCTCGTAACGTATACGGCACAACTGCAGGCGGTTCAGTTGACGACGCAGTCACAACTGTAGCCACTGAGGTAACTGCATTGGTTGGCGCTTTGCGTTCTAACTCCATCTTGGCAGCTACTGGTGCTACTCAGCTCAACGGCTTTGTCGGTGACATCAAGATGCCATCTTTGCCAACTGACGCAGCAGAGGAGCCATTGGAAGCAGCAGCTGTAACTGGCAACACTGGGTCAATGGGTTCACAGACCTTGTCACCATCTCGCATCGCACAGCAGATGATTGTGACCAAGGAGGCTATCAACCAAACAAACGGCAACATGTCTGCAGTCATCGCTGCTGACTTCGGCCGATCTATCGCCAACGTTCAGGACAAGATTGCTTTGAACAGCATTCACGGTGTTGGTGGTGCAGCTGCTTTGGCTGGTCAAACTGGTACTGTTGTAGGCCGTATTGAAACTGGTGACAACGATATCCCAGCAATCACTGCTGATGATGTCCGCGACTTGTGGAGCACAATCACTGCAAACGGTGCAGAGAACAACACGCAGTTCGTAGCTCACCCGTCTGATTTCGCTTTCTTGATGGGCCTCGCTAACGTGTCAAGCGTAAGCGCTTTGGTTGAGAACGGACAAATGTTTGGCTACAACGTATTGTCAAGCGGTTCAGTTCCTTCTATCGACGCCACATTGGTTAATGCTTCTGAGTTCCTTAGCAACGCAGAAGATGAGCCATTCGGTGCTGCAGGTTCAGCTTTGCGCTTCTTGTACTACGGTGACTGGACTGACTTGTTCTATGCTAACTGGGGCGGCCTCGACGTTACTGTCGATCCATTCTCAGGCATCTCAGCTGGAACTGTTAAGATTGTAGTCGATACTTTCTTCGACGCAAAAGTTCGCCGAGCTGGTTCACTTGGTGCTATGGTATTCGCACAGGATACTATCTTGGGAGCTAACGGATAAGGTTAGATTGATTGAATGAGAAAGGGCCTCGCAACCATGCGGGGCCTTTTTTTTATCTTGCACCCATGTACTACACTTTAGAGATTACTGGCGCAGCTGCCGAGGCCAGCATCGTCAGCACCGCCGACCTCAAGACATTTTTGCGCGTAGACCACAGCGACGAGGACACGCTCATCGAGGCGCTACGCAGCGCGGCCATCGAGTACGTGCAGAACTATTGCAACGTACAGCTCGGCGACGTCACGGCGGTCATGTATCTCGACGAGTTCCGTGGTACGTGGGAAATCCCTGTTGGTCCTGTGCGCAGCATCACCAGCATCGTCTACAACAACACGCCAAGCACAACGCTCACCTTGGCGACCTCGCAATACTACACCGACCTTAAGCGCAAGCCCGCACGCATCACCACCATCTCGCCGCCAACTGTGCATCCTGACACAAGCAACGGCGTGCAGGTGACAATGGAATTGGGATACCTCGAGGCCGAGGTGCCCGACGGTTTGATTCATGCAATCAAGCTGCTGGTCGCACACTACTATGAGAACCGCAATATTGTCGTAATAGGTACAAGCACAGCAGAAGTGCCTAACTTGATCCACAGCTTGCTGAATCCTTACCGCGTAATTTCAGACCGATGAGGATAGGCAAGAGCGACCGACGTATTACAATAGAGCGCTATACGACTGCAACGAACGTGTACGGCGAGCGGCGGCTGGACTACACGACGCTAATGACCGTATGGGCCGAGCTGATGAAGACGGGCGAAGGTATGACCGAGCGCATCAGCACGAATCAAGATATGCCAATTCAGCGCGTGCGCTTTAAGATTCGCAGCAGCAGCGACAGCCGAGGCATCAAGGCTGACGACCGCGTGCTGTATGACGGCAAATATTACAACATTCAAGGCATCGAGGAGGTTGGCCGACAGGACCAGCTTGTGTTGCTTTGTCAAATCACTGGCACCTGATGGCACGGAAAGCGACAGTATTTGCACACACGACACCGCTGGAGAAGCAGTTCAAAGAGATTGCCAAGCATATCAAGGACAACAAGACGCAGCGCAAAATTCACCGCACGGCTGGCAACGTCATCAAGAAAGAGATGATCAGCAACATCCGCGATGCGCGTGAAACGATACGCCTGCGACGTGGACACACAAAGCGCAGTGCTACCTTTGGCAAGCCTTATAAGATGGATATTCCAGTTGGTACGCTGCGTAGGTCGGTCAAGGTGTGGCTTATCAGCAACCAGCAGAATGCGTATTGGGTAGGGCCGCGAGTAGGTCGCCGAGCACCAGTAAACCGTGACGGCTGGTTTGCCAACATCGTAGAAGGCGACGACCAGTTTATCAAAGGCAGCAACCGCAACAAGGACGTCTTTTTTAAGTCCATCACAGCAGCTGCACCGAAGGCGTTTGAGAAAATGCGCCAACAGTACAGGAAGGAGATCGCAAAGACAGTAAACGCAACACGAAAGAAATGAATACAGGAAAGGCAGTATATGGCATTTTGAGCACAAACAGCGGCGTCACTGACTTGGTAAGCACGCGCATCTTTCCTGAGATTGCAGAGCAGGAAGCTGCGACGCCATTTATCGTGTATCAGCTGCAGAGCGTAGCGCCCGAGGATACGCATGACGGACCGTCGAAGCTGGACGAGGTGCGCTTTGAATTTATTTGCTATGCCGACACCTACGACCAAGCGGCTGACGTAGGCGTAAAGGTCCGCGCTGCTTTGGATCGTGTCAGCGGAACGTACAACGGCGTCAACGTCGAAAGCGTGCAGTTCAATGATGTTGACATCAACATTGAATACGACCCACGCCGATACAGTCAGGTGCTGACATTTACTTTCCGCATCAAGCGCGACGATTTCACGATTGCACAAGGCACGCCAGTTACAGGTGCGCAGCTGGGTCAACTTGCTGACGTAGACGTTGACGGCGTATCGAACGGCCAGCTGATTGCATACAACAGCACGAGCGGCAACTGGGAAGCGGCGGACGATGCAACGGGCAATAACACGCTGACAGGTTTAACGGATACAAGCATCACCACGCCTGCAGATCGTGAAGCTCTTATCTACGACAGCGGCAACTGGGTAAACGATAACATCAGCAAGTCGGACGTAGGGTTGGGCAACGTGGACAACACCAGCGACGATGATAAGCCCGTGAGTTCAGCCACGCAAACGGCACTGAATGCGAAGGCGGACACCAGTGCAGTACCTACGGAGTTGAACGACCTGAGCGACGTAACGATAACAGGCACGCCCGCAGGTAACGAGGCGTTAATTTTTGACACGGCCACCAGCTCATTCAAGTCGCTGCCAAACTTTACGAACCGCTTTGAAGACGAGGCGGAAAACAACAAGCCCAGCACGCCATTTTCGGAGCGCGTGTACACGGTGAAGGCAGACGGGGATGGTATCTTTATCGACGCGC